CTGTAGGGAACCCCTCAGTTGTACGAACATACTGAAGGGACATAGGTGTACGTGACTGCTTACACTCGATAGGATGGATAAACGAACAAGAGGGCTTAGATGAAGATGCGAACTCTGTGTTCAACATAGCCCTCTTGTTCGTAAAGGGAGCATCAAGAGCGTCATAGTCTGTAGCCATAATGACCGACCCTAGACCTGTTGATGCAGACGATGAAAGAACTGCATCTGACGATGTCGAGACGTACTCGAAGATCATACCTCTTGCTCTCCACTGCTCAAAAGAGCCAGCCGGAGTACTTGCCCAAGGGAAGGTAGATGTCTGACCTGGGTTGAGAGGGTACTTAGTGATAGTGAAGGCTGATGTAGCAACAATGTCACCGATGTACTCACGGTGACGAATGATTGTTGACCCTCTATTGGCAGAGTTAACAATCATCGCCTGGGACATCCCACCCTTCATCAGGGTGTTAGACTGGATCTTGTAATCACCGAACCCAGTAATCTTCTCGGCGAGATGACCTATCTTGCCTCCGAGCATGGTACCAAGAGCCATACCTGCTGGACCACCAAGCATCTCACCTGCAAAGCCACCGATACCTCCACCAATGGCGGAGATAACACCTGGATCCTTAGTGGCCTCTCTCTTCTCACGCCGCTCCTGGAAACCAGCGTTAAGCTTAGACTGCTTATAAGCATAATAATGCTTCCCCTTCTTAGGGGTGTAAGACTTGGACAGGTTAGACCTGCCATAGCGACGGGCAGAAGAGCCCCGCGTCGCCTTCTTACGCCAATAAGCTGCTTTCTCTGCATCTGTATACCGACGACTCATCCGGAACACCTTGATCTTTCACACACTCCTTTTCGACGCGAAAAAAGTGCGCACGCGAAAATCGCAAACGACGATCAGAACTGATCATCTTTATCCACCTATGTAGGTGTAGTCAAAGGCTAAGGCAGCCTTGTCCATAGAGAAGGGCCAAACACGGGCGAAATTAAGACTGCACTGCAGCTTCTTCTGGTATAAGTCATGCAGACGATCCCACCCTTCACGAGTAGGATCGAACGGTGGAAGCTCAAGCTCACAATAGAGCTCATCATGTTCAACCTGCATGTCTGCAGTCCATACCATAGGGCCGTTACCGAGCCCAGTGTATGGGGCAACAGCAATGAGTTCATTGGCTATACGGTGAGCACATAGCCAGTCCCTCTCTTCCTGCGAAAACACGTCTTGTGAAGCCATGGGATTTTGGCATCGGGACTTATGCTTATGACTCACTTATGGGATCGAAAAAACGACCTCCATAACGAGACCCTCAGTGAGGGTAGGGAGGCACAGATAACCTGACCCCCCACATGTCTAGCATGTGTCTGATCTTCACGGTTTCTGGCCTCCACTTCGATGCATCACCACAGGTACTGATCGAAGATAGACCAACCGACTAGCCCAGCTATCGGATTGGTGATTGATGCTCCTACCCCGACACGTTCAGTCCTTGTATGACAAGGAACTGCCCCATGTCGACCCTAAAAGGGCAGTTTTTTTAGACCCCACAAGGGGGCCATAAGGATAACTAAAAAGCATCGAAAGATTGCATCGCACCTCGGGTAATACTAAACCCTCGGTGCGAATGGATAAGGATTTGACGCTTACGCAACCCCTGATCGAAGAGACAGTATATACACAACGATGGGACCCTGTCTTAAACAAATCAATAATAGAACCAGCCTACAAACAAATGGTAAGACCCAAAACTGCCCCCCTACTCAACCTTAACGCTATAGAGCGTAAGGCTGAGATTAAGGCCAAAGCTGAGCCTGAAGAGACAGGAGAAGACAAGAAGTCACCATACAGCTACAAGGCAAGAGCATTCCAACTGACCATCTTCGATGAGAAAGAGACCGGTATATACGACAAGGTTGTCGACTACCTGCAAGGTCTAAAGCTATGTGACTACGGACTCTCTTGCTGGGAGATATGTCCTACCACCAAGCGAAAGCATTGGCACATCTATGCACACTTCAAGAACTCAGTCGGACTGAGCGCCAAGAAGTGTTTCAACTCTCACCTTGAACTTGTGAGAGGATCAGTAGATGACAACATCCACTACATCAAGAAGACAGGCAGGCACAAAGATGCCTGGAACGACGATCCTAACAACCATCAGAACCTCATAGAGTGGGGCACTATACCTAATGAGAGAGGAGGAGGTCTTACTGCTGCCGCACTCATAGAGATGACAACACGAGAGGTCATAGAGTTCGACCCGCGCTGTCATCAAGCTCATCTGAAGGCCAAAGAACTGCTGATGAACCCATCAGACATCGACATAGATGACTGGAAGAAGGAGGTGAAGATATACTACATACAAGGTCCCTCCGGCATTGGAAAGACAGAAAAGGCCAAAGAGATAGTACGGGAACGATATCCTCCTGGGGCCAGATTCATCAACATCCTGAAGTTTGACAACAACTTCTGGAGCGGAGTTGATACTGCCAAAGCAGCGCTATACGATGACTGGAGATCCTCCCACATGAAAGCCTCCGAATTCATCAACTTCATTGACTACAACAAACATAACCTTAATGTTAAAGGAGGACACAAACGCAACAACTACGAGCTGATCATAATCACCTCTGTTGAAAGGTTTGATGAGATATACCGCTTCACCCAAGGAGAGCCAAGGCTCCAATGGGAAAGACGAGTAGAAGTCATCGACATGTACACTCCCAAAGAAGGAGGCAACATATCACTTGACTAGATATGACTGAACAGTCATACACTTACATCCTATTAGCACGCAACTGATCCGCATGAAGCTGTTGTGAAGACACAAGGTCTTCCTCAGGACTGTCCTGACTGATATGATCGAGATAGTCTTCAACCTGAGACACCGTATACTGAAGCTCCACAACCTGAGACATAGTCCCATCATGCAGAAGCTCTACCCACTCATGGAGCTTCTGAAGACGAGCCTCGAGGGCTGCAATATACTCCTCCGATCGCTCGATGCGGTTTCTAAGACAAGATAAGGATAACTTAGGACCCTCTTCATACTGAAGCTGAACTGACTTTACTGGACGAGCCATACTCCTTTTAACCGCGAGAAATACCTTTATGACATGTTTAAGAGTTGATCCGCCGCTCCATGGCGGGGACCCGGCGCAAGCGCCCCCCGCCTCGCGGCTGAGACTCGGGTCACCCCTGCGGGGCGACCGTCGGCTTAGTCCGCTCCGCTTGACCTATTAGCCTTGATCCTAACCTGGATTTCCTAGACGCATCGATCGATATGTCGCTTATTGACCTGGAGAGAAGGTGTCAGACATGACTGTCACAACGAGATGTCCTGTTGGAGCACCTGTAGGAAGAGCAGCTGTAAGAAAACCAACCGCTGCGTTAGCACCTGTGATGTTAACAGCAAACTCACACATAAGAGATGTACTGTTAGTACCTGTGCCGGGAGACTGAAGAAAGTCGGTACCGACACCTGCCCACATATCAACGTACTCACAATTGCTCCTGAGAGTATTGACCTCACCAATCACGGCAGATGTACCACTAGCCCAATAGGTAACAAGGTACATACCTGAGTTAAGACTGGGAGGAAAGTAGTAAGTACCTGAATCACAGGTACCTCCGAGAGTGTTAAACTCTGACGCAGTAGCATTGGCCAACCATGTGGAACTGGTCTGGCCAGACACCCTGAAGTAGTCGGTAGGATAATCACCCTCAGCGATAGGACCAAGCTGAGGCTTAAAGAGCTCCATCTCATAGATGACGAAGAGCTCACCAATGACTGATGTAGACTCTGCATTCTGCATACCTTCTGTAGCGATGTAGAAGTTACCCAAGTCATACATACGAGGGTCACCACCTGTAGGGAACCCCTCAGTTGTACGAACATACTGAAGGGACATAGGTGTACGTGACTGCTTACACTCGATAGGATGGATAAACGAACAAGAGGGCTTAGATGAAGATGCGAACTCTGTGTT